CCTGCGGCAGTATCAGCACGGGGACCACACGTTCTTCGTGAACACCCCGATCCCGTCTGACGTTGCACTTGGCCGAATCGAATCCTTGCACATGTACGTGGACCCGGCGCCCGGTGGCGCCAACGGCGACGAGACCGGGTACTGCGTCAGCGGCGTGATGAACGGCAACCTCTACCTGTTCGACGTCGGCGGCATTCCCGGCGGCTACGAGCTGGACAAGATGGAGCGCCTGGCTCAGATCGCCGCGGAGTGGGAGGTCAACGGCGTCACGGTCGAGAAGAACATGGGCTACGGCGCGTTCACCGTCGTGTGGCTGCCCGTGCTCCGGCGCATCGCGCCCAAGGCCACCGTCCTACCGGACGACCTGGTGACCGGCCAGAAGGAGACGCGCATAGCGTCCGTGCTGGAGCCGATCCTCGGTCGTGGTAGCCTCATCATCAACGAGGACGTGATCGAGAGCGATTGGGCTACCGCCCAGCGGTACGCCAGCCATCACGCCGTGACGTACACGTTCTTCCACCAGCTTGCCAAGCTGACCCGGGACCGGAACTCCCTGATGCACGACGACCGCCTGGACGCCGTGAGCGGGGCTGCGCGGTTCTGGCAGAAACACCTGGCCGCCGACCAGGAACGCGCTAACGCGGAAGCGGAGCGTGCAGCCTACCGGCGCCTGACTGAGGACCCACTTGGGTACAAGAAGCACCGGCCGCCGACGATGCGGATGTCAATTCTTCAACGGAGGCTCGGACGACGATGACCGCGAAACCAGTCACCCCGGCCCGACTACGGGCCCGAGTGCGGAAGTACGCGCACCTGTTGGACCTGCCGCCGTTGGTGATCTACCCGAGCGTGCTGCACCGTGCCTACGGCATGAGCTTCGTGAGCAGCGCCGGCGTTGTGGTGATCCTCATCGAGGACCGTACCCTGCTCGAAGACGAGTTCCTGGATCGTGTGGTCCTGCACGAACTCGCGCACGCAGAGTGCGCAAAGCGCTTCGGCTCCCTGCGACACGACGCGCGCTGGCGCGCTGTCTGCCGGCGGCTCTCGGCCGCCACCAACCTGAAGGTTACCTGATGCGAATGGAAGACATGCCCACCCCGGGCTTCATCATCAACGGCTTCGCTCTCGTGCGCGAGGCCAAGAAGGCCATCGACTACGCCAGCACTCAAGCTGACCTGACGCCTGATTCCACCTGTGGCCGTGACCTTCGGGCGTTCTTCCTGGAGTGCGCCAAGGCGTGCCCGAAACCCATCAAGGAGAAGAAATGAGCACTCCCGACACCCTGCCTGCCGTTGCGGGCCTCGCGCTGAGCAACCAGCTGCGCAAGATCGTGGCCCTCGCCATCGCCGAAGCGCAACTGGAAAAGGACGTGTCCGGTACGCACACGAAGGCTACCAGCCTGGCTGCGTTCCTGACTGCCGCGTCCACGGCCGTGAACGACATCATCCCGTGATGAAAGCCCGCATCGCCGTCGCAGCGCTCGCCGTGAGCGCCGGCGGTGTCGGCCTGATCGCTACCCACGAGGGCAACGTCCTTCGTGGGTACCTCGATCCAGTGGGCATCGTGACAGCCTGCCGCGGCCACACCGCCAGTGCCCAGCTTGGGCGCATCTACACCGAGAAAGAATGCGACGCCCTGTTCCGGGCGGACATCATCGTGGCAGAGCGCGCCGTCAAGCGGGCTGTCACGATTCCCTTGGCTCAGCCCACCTACGACGCCATCGTGAGCTTCACGTTCAACGTCGGGGAGGGTAACCTCCGTCGCAGCACGCTGCTGCGGAAGCTGAACGCCGGCGACATCGTCGGCGCCTGCAACGAACTGCCGCGCTGGAACAAGGCCGGCGGGCGCGTCCTGCCAGGCCTGGTCAAGCGCCGGGCGGAAGAACGTGCGCTTTGCCTGGAGGGTGCATGAAGAAGTACATCATCGACCCTGCGCTCCCCGCGCCGGGGAACGTCGGGCCGCTGCAGCCGGCGGCCGGTATCAGCACGACCGTGCAGGCCCCGCCCGCGCAGCTGTCGGACCAGGAGCTGTCCAACAACGTCGGCGGTGTGCTCGACGGCACGCACGACGGGGTGTCCACGGCCTACGACCCGACTGCCCGCAAGGTGAACATCACCAACACGGACAAGGGTTCCGTGGCTGTCGCGAACCACGAGGCCGCTTCCGATCCGCACCCGCAGTACGAAACGGCAGCCGAGGTCAACTCGAAGATAGCCACTCACAGCGCCGCCACTGACCCTCACGGGGATCGCGCGTACTCAGACGGCCAGCTTTCCGCGCACGCTTCGGCTAGCGACCCGCACACGCACCTGAACGCCTCCAATCTGACGTCCGGTACTGTGCCGGCTGCGCGTCTGTCCGGATCGTACAACATCAACATCACCGGGTCCGCCCCGTGGGGGAGTATCACCGGAAAGCCGACGACCATCTCCGGGTACGGCATTACCGACGCGCAACCGCTCGACAGCAACCTCACTGCGGTCGCAAACCTCGCGTCCAACGGCCTGATTGCCAGAACCGGCAGCGGCGCTGTTGCGGCGCGGTCCATAGCCGTGTCAGGAACTGGTCTTTCGGTATCCAACGCTAACGGTGTGTCCGGAAACCCAACCGTCACGTCAAACGCAACCAGCGCGAACAACGCTTCCACTATTGTTGCGCGCGACGCATCGGGCAACTTCTCGGCCGGAACGATCACGGCGTCCCTAACTGGTGCCGCGTCGCTCAATGTGCTGAAGGCTGGCGATACGATGACTGGCTCCCTAACTGTCCGAGGCCAACCTAGTCATGGAGGAATCCGACTGGTTCCTGGCAACAATATAGGTTCCGGACTCATCGAGTTCCGGTCGGTCAGCAGCGACGTTCGTCAGGGGACCATTGGATACTCACAGACAGACGAGCCGACTGACACTGGGAATATCCCATACATCGCGGGGTCCCACACGTTCAGCGGACAAGTCAGAGTTGCTAACGGGTCAGCTGCAGCCCCCAGTTTGTCTTTCTCCTCCGACCAAGATACTGGGGTGTACAGGCCATCGACCGACAACATCGCCCTTGGCACGAACGGGACGGAAAGACTCCGCATCCGGGCCGACGGCTCGGCGTTCATTGGGCTGCCAGCTACGGCAGCCTCGTTCCTCTGTGTGCGCCCAGTTACTGAGCTGACGGGAACCTCATACCACAGCGTGCGTGGAGAGAACCTGTTCCCCGCGACCTGTACAGTCGCAGCCATTGGCTTCAGCCACGTCTCGAACACCGTTGACGATTCGTTCACGCTTGGGGACATCTACTCCTTCCGTGCGTACCAAGGTACCTTCGGCGCGTCGTCCACGGTGACCAGAGCCGTCGGGTTCTCGGTGTTCGGTGACTACAACAAGGCCACGACGAACATCGGGTTCCGATGCGAAATGGGCGCCAACGCCAACAACTACGCCTTCTACAGTGCCAGCGGGGTGCAGTCCTACCTCCAAGGGAATCTTGGTCTGAAGACCGCCGCCCCCACGAAGGCCCTGGACATCAACTCCGACAGCTTCCGTCTTCGCACCGCCAAAACCCCAGCCAGCGCTACTGCCGCCGGCGAAACCGGCGAAATCTGCTGGGACGCGAACTACCTCTACATCTGCATCGCAACGAACACCTGGAGGCGCATCGCTCATGCAACCTGGTAACATCAACCATCACTTCGGCGCTGGAGTGTACGTCAAGGAGATGCACGTCGCCGCCGGCGAGCAGATCATCAAGCACGCGCACACCTACGACCACCTGTCGTTCCTGGTGTCCGGCTCCGTGACCCTGTTCCGCGAAGGCTACAAGCCTCAGGAGCTGACCGGCCCCTGCAGCATCACCACCCCGGCCGGCGTGCACCACGGCGTGCGCGCCCTGACGGACGCCGTGTGGCTGTGCATCCACCCCGTCAACGAGCAGAACGTGCCCGTAATCGAGCCCGACGAGCCTCAGATCGACGGCCTGATCGAGGCGATGGCCGAGGAGGACGAGGAGGAATTCATCCCGAGACCGCCGGAGGACACGGAATGAGACCCGTCATCATCCTTGCCGTGCTCCTGGCGGCCTCCGTACTGGTGGCCGGGGAGCTAGGTCGCCGGCTGTTCAAGCAACAGGCGGAGCACCGTGTCCAGATCGCCACCCTGGAGGAGGCCCTAGAAGCCTCTTCCAGGGCGCGCAAGCGGGCGGAGGCTGCCCTGGTACTGGCGGCCCGGAGAAACGCCGCCACGGCCCGGGAAAGGGCCTCTACGGGGGCCTCCCTGGCGGCTGCTGCCGCCTCTGCCCCGGACTGGGCCGACCAGCCGGTCCCCGAGGAGGTCCGCCGTGCCATCGAGTAAGCTCCTGGTGGCCCTTCTGGTCGGCATCCTGGCCGGCTGCCAAGTCACCGTACCCAAGGCCATGCCCCGTGAGCTGCCTCCGGAGGCCCTGTTGGCCCCCTGCCCGGACCCGAAACGCGAGCTGCGGACGAACCGGGACCTCGCCGAGTACATCCTGGACCTGCGCCAGGCGCTCGCCAACTGTGACAACGACAAGACTGCCCTCCGTGAGTGGGCCAAGGAGTAACCCATGTCTCAATCCTTCGGAGCACGCTCCGGCATCATCGAGTCCGGACTGATCAACAACGTCAACGGCGCGGTCGTCGTGGAGCTGAAGGGCGCCGATGGCGCCGCGTTCTGGCTGTCGGACGCCGTGTCCCTGGCCGGCCTGACCCTCGTACCCGAACTGCGGTACGGCGACCAATGGAAAGCCGGCGTGATGTTCACGTCCAGCCAGACCTCCAACACCCCCATCACCGTCAGCGCGACGCTGACCTCTGCACCGGACTACTCCTTCGTCGTCCCATCCCAGGGCGCGGACGCAATTCGCCTGCGGGCCAGCGCCATCACTGGCGGCTCGGTTACCCTGCGCGGCCGGGCTTGCGACATCTACTCGATTCGCTGATAGGAGCTGATCATGTTCGTCATCCCGCATGACAAGGCCCTGCACTTCGTGTACGGCACCGTTGTCTTCACGGCGGCGTTCATCGCTGCAGTGGCAGCGGGGCTCTCAGGTCCCTTGATCGCCTCCGCCGCCGTTGCCCTCGTGGCCCTCGGCAAGGAGATCAAGGACCGCCTGGAGAACCGTGCTGCAGCAAAGGCCGGTCTCCCGCCTCCGCACAGTGTCGAGTTTCTTGACATCCTGTGGACGGTTGCCCCGGCAGTCCTGTTCAGCGCCTGCCTGGCCGCCCAGCAGTACTGAAAATCGGGCCGTAGAGGCGTCGAAAGGGGCTGGTGGCTACTAGGGTAGCGGCCCCCTCCAGAAAACGGCTCTACGGGCCGGAAAAGGGCCTTCCTGGGCATTCTGTGCCACCCGGGAAGGCCGGTCTGGAGGCCAGGAGGCAATTTGGGGTTGCGCTGGTGAGGGGGCGCCTCCCACTTCAAACCCGCGCGCGACCCCCCGTGCCCCCGGGCCGCCGCCCACGCGCGCACACGCGCACACGCGCGCATAATGCGCGGGCGCGATCCGCGCGCGTCAACGCGCGACTAGAGAATCGCGCGACGCGCCCGCCCGCACCCGGGCTCGAGCCCCGGTCCCTATACTGGCAGGGAGGGGGGGGGAGTAGAGGATAGGGATAGGTTACTAGGATAGGCTATAGGATAGGTTACTAGATAGGCTATAAAGATAGGCTTCTAGGATAGCTTCTAGGATAGGCTATAGAGATAGGTTACTAGATAGGCTTCTAGGATAGGCTTCTAGGATAGGCTATAGGGAAGGGGCTATCTGTATGCTCTACCCTACCCTGTCCTACCTATCTGTATGCTCTACCCGTATGCTCTACCCTACAGGACCCCTACAGGGAACCTACAGGTCCCTGCAGGACCCTACAGGGACCTATCCGGTAAGGTTAGGGTTTCCCAGTTCACAAGGTTCTAGGATGCCGCTACATTACGCCCATCGCAACAACTGGAGACTGACAGACAGACAGACAGTAGCCGGCGGTCAAGGTAGATTAGGGTTTTCCCCTAATAGACAACCTAGGACGCATCGGCTACAGTACAGATCATCGGATGACACCTAAACAGGGGGGGGTTGACAAAGCTCCCGGTTTGTGGTATAGTCCGGATACAGT